CTTGTAATTACAAAGAGCCTCCGGGGTTTCTATAAGAATCCCGACCAAATCGCTCATAAGGTTCTTGCCGACAGGATTGGAGAGAGAGAACCAGGAAACAAGCCGAAGTCTAATGACCGTATTCCATACGTGTATATCGAAACTAAAAAGCCTCGGGGTGTTATTGAACGACAGGGTGATAAAATAGAGAACCCTGACTTTATTAGGAGGAACAAGATTAGGCCAGACTACAAGTTCTATATTACAAACCAGATTATGAAACCAGTAGGACAGATTTATGCTCTTACAGTAGAAAACCTTCCTGGATATAAACTTCCAGCAGATTACTGGGATAAGAAATACAATTCTCTCTGTGCTACAAAAACACACGAGAAGGCTGTTGAGAAGATTAAAGAATTGAGGTATGAAGAGGCATCGAAACTTATCTTTGGAGAGGTTCTAAGGAAGGCAGAAAATCAGCGGGCGGGAGCACAAGAGATTACAAGGTTCTTTACAGTAAGTAAAAAGTAAAAAATAAAAAATTAGGAATTAAACTGCATATGTGCTACGATTATTCTCTCTATCAGTCTCGGCGGCACTAGTATTTCCGGTAGGGATTACAATTCTTAAGCTTACTCTACACATAGGACAAGTGTGTTGTGTTTGAAACCATGTATCAATACAAGAAAGATGAAATCTATGTCCGCAAGAATTTATTTTTCTTATTATACTAGAGTTTTCAAATGGTTCGCGGCAAATAGAGCAACTATCTTCTTCGCCATCGGCTCCTTCGGTTCCTTCAATTCCTTCAGTTTCTTGGTTATTATTATCTGGTGAAACATATAGTTCAGTAGATGTGTTAGCATTAAGGTGTTCTACGCTTAATCCTCTTCTTACACTATCTAATATTATATCATTAAAAATATTGTCCACTAAGGGTGTTAGTGTATCATTAGCTACAACAGTAGTCGCAGGGGTGCCTAGTCTTCGAGACCTTCCAGTAGCGTTAGTTAAATTGTTATTGTTATTATTGTTAATAATAGGAGAAGTCCATTCATAAGTGAAAGTTCTTGGTTCTCTACGATTTCTTAATGGCCGTTGGGTCTCAAAAGAGAATAGATTATTAGTATTATTTGTATTTTCTAACAATTCAATTCTAGTTGTTAATTGTGATACAGTTTGTTCCGAGGTTTCTAGCCTTCGGCGCATATCAGCAATAAGGTCAAACATTAGGGCAAACCTATCACTATTAGATTGATTTTGGGAATCATTACTGTTTGTGTTAAATGTGCTTGGTAAATTCCAACTCATTAATAATAATAACTTAAAGATTTTCTTTTAAATAGACTTATAATAATTTATAATGACTACAGAACCCACAAAAAACGACCTAATCAAGGGGAAGGGTCTTACTGGACTGGTAAATCTAGGTAATACTTGTTTTATGAATTCAGCAATACAGTGTGTATCAAATGTTCACGATTTAACACACTACATTCTTTCAGGAACATATAAAAACTCTATTAACAAACGGAGTAAACGATTGGAGTTGCTACAGAATTGGCGTAATTTAATTAATGGTATGTGGGAGAGCAATTGTATAGTATCACCTCTAACTTTTCATAAAAATATAAGGAAAATAGCTGCCACAGAAGGATTATTAAACTTCACCGGTTTTGGGCAAAACGATACACAGGAATTTCTAATGTTATTAATTGATTCACTACATGATGCTCTATCAAGAGAAGTAGATATTACTATTTCAGGAGAGGTAAAGAATGAAACAGATAAAATGGCATTAGAGGCTATGAAAACTTGGAAGCTTCACTTTAATGATAGTTATAGTGAGATTGTGTCCCTATTTTATGGACAGTATATTTCCACAATTTCTAGCCTCGAAGACGAGGTTCTTTCTAGAAATTACGACCCGTTCTGTTATTTAACTGTTCCTATTCCTAAGGGAACCGAATCAGTTCCAGTATCATTATTGGATTGTTTTAATCTGTTCACACAGGATGAAGCTATGGAAGAAGACATTAAATATAAACATCCCAAAACTGGAGATGAAATTAATTTTAAAAGACAATTTCTTTTCTGGAGCCTTCCTAAAATTCTCATAGTGTGTCTAAAGAGATTTGATAATTCAAGAAGAAAGATTACAGAGAATATAGATATTCCTATTGAGAATTTGGATTTGAGTAAGTATTTACGAGGATACAACAAACAAGCAGTATATAATCTTATTGGAGTATCAAATCATACAGGAGGTCTTGGAGGAGGACATTATTACTCGTATTGTAAAGGTGAAAATGGGAACTGGTATGAATTTAATGACACACACGTTTCAAAAATATCCCAGGAAAACATAATTACACCTAATGCCTATGTTCTTTTCTATAAAAAGACTGATTAACTCCAAAAATAATTTATTTATAATATTTATATATTGATAGATATGAATAAACTAGCTTTTATATTAATTTTAACTCTAGTATTAGTAGGATTAGTAGTAGGAGGATACTTCCTTTTTAGAAAACAAAACGGACATAATGTATTAGATGAACTCATCAAAGATTTAGAGGAGGTTAAACCAGAGGAAATTATTAAACTTCCAAAGAAAAAACAGGTTTTTAATGTATCTGATAACGTTTTCAACTATGAAGAAGCACGCTCTGTATGCGAGGCTTATGGAGGAGATTTAGCATCACTCGACCAGGTAGTAAAAGCATACAAAGATGGCGCCGACTGGTGTAATTATGGGTGGAGTGAAGGGCAATTAGCTCTCTATCCTACACAGGAAGAAACTTTTAAGAAATTAGAGGAAAATCCAGAAACACGTGGAAAGTGTGGATTACCAGGAGTTAATGGTGGCTTTTTTGAAAATGAAAATTTGAAACTTGGCGCTAACTGCTTTGGACCTAAGCCTGAGCCATCACCTTCTCAACAGGAACGTTTAGAACAAGAACAATATTTACTCAACCCTCTTTCACGCGAAGCACAGAGATACCAGGCTCGTTTAGACGATTTCGAAGTTTCTCCTTTTTCAAAGAAGCAGTGGTCAAAATACCAGGAAGACAACAATAAACCCGAAAAAGACCAAGAACAAGAATAATTAATTTAATTAATTTAATTATTTTTTTAGATATAATTATTAACCAACTATTAATGAGTGAACCAATAAATGCCATAACAGTTTTTAATTTTCCAAAATGTAAAGGAACAGTTGAAATATCTGAGAAACCAGACGGAATACTAGAGTTTGATATTAAACTAAGAGGATTAACACCAGGAGAGCATGGATTTCATATTCACGAAGCTGGAAACTTAGCAGAAGGTTGTAAGAGTTGCTGTTCGCATTTTAATCCTTATGGTGCCAAGCACGGTGGTCATAGTGATAAGAAAACAACAAGGCACTTAGGAGATTTAGGTAATATTTTAGCCGACAAGCGTGGAATCTGTAATCAAATAATATATGATAGAAATCTTAAATTAAGGGGGGCTAAATATAACATAATAGGTCGTAGTATTGTAGTTCACGCAGACCCAGATGATTTAGGTAAGGGTGGAGACGAAGAAAGTTTAAAAACAGGAAACGCGGGAGCTAGAATAGGGTGTGCTGTTATTGGATACAAAACTGGGTATTATTTCTAAAAATTTGAAGTATTTTTATTTTTTTTTTTTATTTAAGTTCGCTTTTTAAAAAATCATTAAAAATTGACAAATTTAAAAAAACATTAGGGTAAGATAGTTAAAGCATTATGGAGAAGACTAATGAAAAAGAAATGCCGTATTCTCCATTTCAACGACTAGTATTTCAACTTGCTACTCGTGTATTTGAATCACTAGGTCCAGGTCATAACGAGCAAATTTACCATAAGGCGCTTCACCACGAGTTGTTTTGTAATGATATTCATGCTGACGCCGAGAGACATTTGGATGTAGTTTACACTGATTCAAGAGGTTATACTCATAGTCTAGTATCAGAGCGTATTGACTTATACGTTCATAGAAATACGGATAGTGTGTTTGATGACGTGCGTGAAGCTCCTATTGTTATTGAATTGAAGGCTATTTCAAAAATTTTGAATGTTATAGAGGAAACACAGGTGCGAAAGTATTTCCGTGAATTGGCTAAGCAGGGTGTTTATCCAAGATATGGTATTCTTGTTAATTTTCCACAGCCTAGTTCAAAGGGAGTAGCAGATACAGTAGAATATAGGATAGTAGTAAATGACCTTAAGCCACAGTAAGCCTAGGCAATCATAGTTTCTCGCGTATTTCTTGTATGTAGTCAGAGCAAGATAGACTTTGAATTATCAAATCATTCATCGTATTCATATTTTCACTTTTAAATTTTCTTTGTATGTCAAATATGAAACTAGTTCTAGTTCCATTTCCTGTTTTATCTAGCTTATGATAATATGTATCGTCAAACACGAATGAGTTTCCGTTTTTCCATAGAAGTTCAGCACCATTTAAAATAGTTAGTTTACATGTTTCGTTTTCAAGAGTATCATTTTGTATTGTTATATGTCCTCTAATAAGTCCTCTATATGGACCTCGATGTGTTTTTATTTTTAATGGTCCTTCTATTTTACTAAAAAAGCCAGTTTTAATTTCGGTATGTTTAGATAATAATCTGTTTAATACAGGAAACCACTTAACTGTATTCTCTAGATTTCCATAAAATTTAACAAATTGATAATCGTATTTACTGCTTTCACCGTTTTCACCGCTTTCACCGCTTTCACCGCTTTCACCGCTTTCTTCTAGAATGCTAGGGTCAAACAATTTATAACTTACAGGCCAGAAATATTTATTAAACTTAGTGTATTCTTCTGTAATATTAGTTATTTCATTAGTAAAGTCGGTAATAAATGGAAAATTTGTAGGGTCAAATGAAACAACGGGTTCTGTAATTTCTACTAATGCGTTAAATACACTAATCCATAAGTTTTTAGTGAAGTTATCTTCGTTATAAAAATCTGGAAAATTAATTTCGGGTATCAAGCACCTTTCCCATTCTAATATTGAATATAAAAATAAGATACAATAACCTATATAATTTTTTATCTTTTTACTAGAATTCATGCTGTATTAAATTAAATTTTATTTATAATTTTTAATTCTAACATATTAATATACAAATGCCAGGATACGTAAAAAATAACAAAACTTCAGTTAGTGGAGGTTCAGTTAAAAAAACTAAAGTAAGCAAGGTTTCTAAAGCAAAGAAATCAAACAAATCAAAGAAAGTTAAGCGTGGAGGTAGAAGATGTGGAAGCTATCACGCCCAGCATATGAATGGAGGCGCAAGCTGTGGAAGCCATAAGAGAATGAATGGAGG